ACTCCCTTATCTTCCTCTCCTCTTACGAGAACAGGTGCGAAGAAACGCTGACGGGCACAAAGCTTTTTAGCGAGCTTGATGCTCTCATCTGTCTTTTCACGCCAGAGAGCGCGGACGAAATCGTCAAGAGGATCATCCTCTAAGAAATTCTTCTTCGGGCTTAGAAAACCCGCGTTGTTGCCGAGGTTGTAGTGGAACCAAAAATCCTTGAACGGATCGCCGTCCTTGGTTGGTACGATACGAATGGTAGATTCGCCCTCTGGTGGTTTCCAGAAGCCGGCTTTACCGCCTCTATTTTTTACTGCTTCGAGCTTTGCTCGCATTTTTGCTAAGTCTATAGCCATGTTGTTTTTCCTTTTTGTTTTGGGTTAAAGTCATAACAGCAAATATTCTGTTATGCTGGTTGGTTTTATCAATTATCCTATTGGATAATAGAAGTGTAGTTGAGTATGTAACAGTAATCCTGTTGGTAGTTTGTCGGGAATACTCCGAAAGATACTTTCAAATCTTCTGTCTCAGATTGCTCCTTGATGGTTGAAACGATTTTCTCTCTCAAGTCTCCCTCAGTCTTTAGTCTTTCCTCATTGATACTATAAATATAACACTTTTCCTTGGTTCTGTCAAGGGAAAAAAACGATTTTTCTTCATTTCCTTCGATGTCTGAAATGCCGAATGTTGCTATTCGGCTTGCTTCTGTTGGATCCTCTATCTTGCCCATAACTGGGTCTGAATTCTTAAAAACATTTATCATGTGAATTGTTGAAACAAGCAATTCGTTTATCTTACTATTATAACCTATTATTGGAACATTGCCAAGTATATTTTCTAAATTTGTGTTCGAAACGAGATAAAGCATCCTGAGAAGCCCAGAACGAGCGTATTGCTGTAGAATGCCGTATGTTGCTTTCTCGTGTAGTGTCTTGTTTTTTGAGAGAAGAGAAGTGTCCGGCCTTATGTAAAGCACACTTAGCTCGCATTTATCCTTTATTTGCTCCATTATTCTCAGGCACATCGCAGAAATGTGTCCCGAACCGCCAACTATAAAGAGTGTTTCGCCCTTAATTCCTCTAAAGAAAGTCTTCATTGAAGGGGTGTTTTTCTCGTATTCTTCGGGGCCCTGTTGGGGCTTGACATCATAGCATCTTTTGCCTTCTAAGCCGACATCGATCTTGTAAGTCTTGTATTGAGGGTACTCTGAAAGCATGTCTGCGATGTTGCATCCTGCTTGCCCTAAGCCGACTATATTCAATTTTACCTCTGTTTATCTTTAATTGTTGCGAGCCGGTGCTATTGACCGTCGTCGGAGACATCCTTGCTTTTCGGGGGAGGATCTTCCTGTTCTACTTCGATGTCTAGGCTTTTCGCCGCTTTGTCGGCCATGGCCGCTAGTTCTTGAGCAAGTTCGGTTGCAACTTGTCTTTCAAGGTCCAGTTTGTTCCCGTCACTTTTGGGGAGAATGACCCCAATGTCCTCGTCCTTGTCATTACTGACATCTCTTTCCTGGTTGGTTTTAATCGTAGGTAAATCCGTACCAACGATAGCTTTCTGGATAGCCTTGACGGACGCTTCGCCGGCCGCTATCTCGTCCTTGGATGTCTGGTTGGCGGCGCCGGCGGAATAGATGAGGGTGGCCGGTAAGAAGCGCTTAATAATATATTTGGCGACACCCCCCCAGAAAATCCCCTTATTTTTGCCATAAAGCGCATTTTTCCAGTTTGCGACGCTGTGGGTTCTCGATGGGTTGGGCGCCCATCTTTCGTCGAAATAATCTTTAACTATTTTCTTTATGGGGGGGCGCTTTGGTGTCGGCATGGATGTCACATTACGCGGGAAAATCGGGTTGGTCAAGCTTGGGGCAACATCTGGTCTGGCGAAGTAACCACCCCAGGATCCTCCTGAAAGCGGATTCATATCATCGGCAAGCTTGAGACTTTTGAGCGCGTCCGATGCATCAACAGGCACTACGAATCTAGCGCGTTGGGCGCGGTCTTGCAAAGCCATGAAATATTTCTCATTTTTTATAAGCGCGTCTTCGACATCATCAATGCTTCTTCCGGCGACGCCGGCGGCGTTAGGCTCTAGGCCTTTTCTTATGGTTCTCTGAGCTGCGAGAAATTCTTGGGCCAAAGCGAGATCTAAATGAAAAGGTGCGCGGTCGATGCCATGGACGGAGCTTGGGATCACCTGTATCGCGTCATCGAGGAATGTACGGGGTACGCCGGCCATTGTGCTGTACGCTATGTGAATCTCAACCTCGGCCGCGGTTTGTGGGCCTGCTTTAACTTGTGCCGGAGTCAATCTGGACGCCGCTTCGTACACCTCGGGCGCTATGTTCTCCACCGAGTTAAAAGCGCCTTTAGCTCCGCCGACGGTTATGACATCATCAACAGTTTTGGTGGCTGCTTCGGTCGTGGTACCGCCTATGCGACTGAGGGCCCTCAACCAGTTGCCCTCTTGCAATAAGTCTAAGTCTTCTGTGAACATACTATCGAGAAAGGCATCCAACTCTTCCTCGTCGGCTGCAATTGCAACTTCCTGTTCGAACAGCCTCCATCCTTCCATTATAAGTTTCATATTAGTGTTTTTATTGTCCATTTTGTTTTCCTTCAACTGATTAAGCTTGAGTAATTCGTCATCTGTTTTTGTAGGTTCTATTTTGTTTATCTCTGTCGGTTCAATGTCAGTTGTCGTGGTTTCCTGTGCCTGCGTCGTGGGCGCAAACAGAATGGAATCTTCATAGCCAACATTCCCGAACTCATCAACTTCTGCGTCGGGAGAAAAGGGAATCGGTGGCAGTTTCTCTGCCGCCGGCTCGGCGACAGGTTCGGGGAGGAACCAGGGTAACTCCGAAGATTCCGAGTCGGTGGTGTCGGTGGTGTCGGTGGTGTCTACGCCGGCGTCTTCTGCTGCGGCTTTTATTTCGGCTACCGTATTTTGGAATTCCTCGTTTTCCTTTACCATTTCTGCTACAAGGTCCGCCCCCTCTTCCAAGTTTTTTCTTGAAAGGTTTTCCTCCCAAGCAGCCCCCGATGCTTCGGCGATTCTTTTATCGTTGAACATTTGGGCAAACAGGACGACAGTATCCGCCAATTGAATCCGGTTCGCCCATTTGGTTGATTTCTCGGCCATGCCACCGGCCTTCGCCGCCTGCAGCGTCTGAAAGGTTTTCATAATTTTATCATGCCTTTTAAATGCGCTCATGGTGTTGGCCGCTCTAGACGCTATGGTTCCTGCCTTGAAGTAGCCTGCCGCGGTTGAGGTGGCCATCTCGCCGAATGGCCCATCTGCCGGCACAAACGCAAGAATTCCGGAGAACGTCATCAGTGCGGCGTAGGCCCAGTCCGCTGGTCGTGCTGGATCAAAAAGAACATGGGACCACTTGGCATCCAGCATGTCCTGTATTTCATCGACACTCCTTATCATGCCTCTGTGTTGATCAAGAATCCACTGATCCGGATCTTCGCCAGTCTTCTCCCAGTGCTTATTTGCATCTTCAATTTGTTTTTCATACACAGCGCGCATTGGATCGCTTTTAGCAATCATATAACCAAATTTGCGAGATGGCGTTTGACCTGGTGCATGGGGAGGATTCCAACCAGTCTTAAGTGCGGCGCCGACATCGACAGCTATATCCCTTATTCCCTCAACGGCGCCTAGTACTTTGTCGAATGCTGCGCTTTGCCCGGCTGTAGCTGCCGGCAGTTCTTGGACAGTCCACATCGTCTGATCTGGGATCATTTCAACCAATATTTGATTTTCAGAATTCTTAGTGCGCTGCTCGCTCAAGACCTCTTTCTCGTATCCTCTCCAGTTCTCCATTAACTTTTTCATATCGCTCATTTTTTTAAGAGTCTCCTGTTTCTATATAAATAGTTTACTCTTTCGTTAGTGACTTCAAATCGCCGAAACTATCCCCGAAAGAAGCATTTACCTTGAATAAGCCAAGTTCGGTGTCAGCGAACAGCCCCAATAACTTCGGCATCAAGTTTGTCTCATCTTTCGGGATGTCGATGACAACTGAGTCGTGAACCGTGAAAGCGATGAAACTCTTATAGTCCTTGAGGAACTCATCGATCTTGATCGCCTGTCTCAGCACCATCTCTGCTGTCGTGCCCTGTATAAGATAGGATAGCGAATGATGGCGATCTGCTGGCATCATGTTGCCAAACGGCGTAGTTACCTGCCCATCCTTAAAGTGACCTTTTCTCACATCGTCCCTCTTATAGATCTGCTCCAATTTATCGTTTTTCTTCTTCTCGTCGTAAAGCCAAGAAAAGAAGGCTTTTTTAGCGTCCTCACGCGTCTCTACGCCCTCACCCATACCTTGGGCCAAGTTCCACGCGTGGATGTCTTCTAGGGGCTGTTTTGCCCCTGCTAAAGCCAATAGTGTACGAATCTCTGCGGCGTTGAAGTCGAGTTCGAGGAAATAGTCGTTATTTGGCTTCACGACAGAGCGGAATTCCTTGTTCATCGTCATAATGGGAAAACTGCTCTTTTTTGTCGTTAAACGCCCTGTTTTGGTGCCGAATAGGTTATAACGGACGAAATTTGGTAGGTTTTGTGCCTTTTCTCGGAATCTGCGTGTCTTTTCGCGGTGCATTGACGAATTTAGGCCAGAAAGGTTGATTTTTAGCCTATTATGACTGATCTTGGTGAGCAATTTCGTCATTTTCAGCAAATAATCATAGTTTTTTGGTTTCTCGTAGGTGTCTAGGACGTGCTTTGTGATTTTTGTCCTTAATTCACAGTATTTCGCCAGAAAACGAGGTGGAACAAGGTCAAAAAAGCAGTTTTCGTCGAGATTTACCTGCCCAAGCATAAAGGAGCGGTAAAATGCCTTCATCTTCTCATTGCACTCATCCCAGTCATCCCTCAAGTTGTCTGGGCAGACTTGATCAGGAGTCTTGCCTTCGCAATAGAGAGATGCATACTCTATTTCCCTGTCTTCCAAATAAGGGACTGGTGCCCAGCAGGCAGTTAGGCCATCAGGAAGGTCGTCGAAGGATAGTTTGCCTTCTGCATATATGCCGACACATTCGTTTTTGTCGTCTAGTGTTTGGAATATCAAGTTTCACTCTTAGTAAATTAACTTATTTAAGCTGCGCGCCAAAGATTGCGCGTCTTTTTTGGACGACTCCGCTGTTTCCTTCCCTTTTAGCTTAGAGGCCTTGTGAGTCAAAGAACCCTCAGAAGGAATAATCGGCGTCATCCTTTTCTTAATATATCCCGTTGCTCTCGATCTGTCAAACGAATATTCCAAATCTGATGCATTATTTGCCATTTTTCTTATTTCTGAATCGCTATATCCCAAGCCAAGTTCTATGTTTTTGACTGTTAAGAATTTTTCATACCAAAAATCATTTCCTATCCTAGAATCTATATTCTCAAAAGGCTCTTCGACCCTGTTTTTCATTGTTAGCGTGGTACCGGCTTCTGAACTGGTATTGTGCCCATACACTGCAGTATTTTTGCGCACGAAGAGGTTGTAGACCCACGCCATCATCTTCTTGAATTCTTCTAGCTCGTCATATGTGTCTTGGATCTCGATAAAATAATTATCCAGTATATCGTCGGCCGTGGAGACCCCCGGTGATCGGGCGGATGCATACTTTAACATCTGCTCCGAGGCCATGTCTGCCACAAGACGCCATGGCGCGTTCTTATCAATTGCAAACCCACTGTTTGCAGCAAAAATCCTATATGTTTGAAAATTTTTATCATTCATGAACTTACTTTTGTCACTATCAGTGGCATGACTAAGATCTGCCACTTCCAGACACAATCCACTAGTCATGACGCTGGATCGTTTGCTTATAGCATATGATGAGCGGGTGACAGAAGAATATTCTAAAAACTTCACAAAAAACTCCATAAAGAACGGAGCGAATTCATCAAAAGAGAAGATGTTGTCTGCAGCTTTCTTTACTGTCTTACAGTAAGCAAGGAAGCGCGCAGCAACTTCGTTGACGGTGGAGCTATACTGCCTAGTGCTATAAGACAAGCCAATTGTTGGCACTAATTTCGACAAATACTCACTATCCTCCGAGATAGAACCGGCTAGCCGAGCCTTTTCGTATTCAAAGGTCATGTTTTTAAAAGCATCAACAACAAAATCCAAAGCCTTAATTGACTTGCCGGAGTTGGTCCCTAGGAAGCTCTCCATCAATTCTAGCTTTGGCGTGATAACCAATATCTCTCCTGATTGCTCGCGGATCCGGCCATAGAATAAATTTTCAAGAAACCAAAAATTCTTTGTTGATGCTGGGTTTACATTTACCTTCCCATCTTCAGAAAAAGCATATCCGCTATATAGCGAACGATGCCTAAAAGTGTCTTTAGCTGATAATTTATTATTTCCCTTAAAACCTGACAATTATGTATCTTCCTTTGACGCGTCAAGAGTCTCTGCGTCTTTACATTCCTTTTCGTTCTTGTATTGAGTATCACTTCTGGGCCGTTGGGCGCCGTTATTGTCCCACTTCGCAGTTATTTGTGTTGTGAAATCCCTCTCAACTTGGTTTGTTACTGAGATTATCACATGATATCCACCTAATCCCATAACATTCGATATAGATCCCAATTTGTCGTCTCCGGTGCCATCCATCGGAGAACCTAGCGATGATCCAAAGCCAATTGGATCTATATAGACCATCTGTCCTGGATAAAAGAGCGTATTGCCGACCATCGAAGCCCTTATATTGTACACATTCGATAAATGAACCAACGGGTTTTCATTCAGCCTTTGATATCTTGCTTCTCTCAAATATGGTTGATCGGTTTTGTTAAAATCTATAGATTGCAATATACCTTCATGCACCTTAAGGTGATAAATGCCATGTTTTGCGTCCTCTGCCTCGTCGCCGTTAAACTGATCCATGGTTTTAATGTTGTCAATATAACAAACAATATAGTTCCAAACTTTATCCGGAGTAGTGGTTGACAGCAAATCTTGATCGATCACGCCGCCGGCTGGCAAGCCCTCTACCAGTATGTCTCCTGTCTCAGTGCAATAAGCCGCACTAGGGTTTGGCAAGTGAAAAAGAGGATCTTCTCCTTCATGATCCTTGCTTTCTGGTATGGAGACAAACCCTGTCTTCAATTTTGTGTTGCCAGCAATGACCCTATTAAGGGGGCCGCCAGTAAAAGACTTTGCGCAATTCTGCCCAAAGGCCCTTCCTATTACTTGGCTTCCCAAATCTCTTATAAAGTCAACCAAACTATAAGTGGTCCTTTCTGTCTGAATAACATTTCTATACCAAAAATCAGCAAAAACTTCGACCGATATCGGCAGATCTGCTAGGCTGCATAGTATCTGTCCGCTCTCCACATCTGCATGTTGCAATTCGACTGGTCCCAATATGATCTTTATTTTATCCGCTTCGCCGAACGCGCCGATATTCACCTTCTGAGTCATAAAACTTTGCCCACTAAATGCTCGATGAGCAAACACTTCCAGCAAATCTCCTAGGAAATACCAACGAATATTAATAGTTCCTTCGTCGGCTGAAGTGTAGTATGGTACTTCACGAGCCTCGAAGGCGCCGTTGTCGGCGGCAATGTCCATCTCACCGCTGTCGACTTTGGATTCAATTCTTTTAATGGCGATAAAGTCACTAAAGCCGACATCAGACCCGCCTAGCCATTTGCTGACTTCCTTGCGACTGACTTTGGTTTGATATATCAACGGGAGGTCTAACTGTTCGGGGCCGGCGAGACTTTTATCATCGGCGCCGGACCTCCAGCGCTTTGTGTCGCTTTTTGTCGCTTTACCACCGGCCCACCGTTCTAGGACCGTCGAACCTTGTGGAATCCTTGTCCCATCGAGGCCGAACGTAAATCCGGATTTCATTTCGTCTTTAAAAAATTTTCTATGAGACGCATTGTGAAGCTTTGCTCTTGTCATATTATACTGACCGGTCAAGGCTTTAGACAATTCATGGTTGCATGTTTCATTGGCAATTTTTATTTGTTTTTCAAGTTCCACCAGTCCCATCGTTTTTATATCAATATCATCTGTGCTGGCGGATCTATCGCCTTTGTGGTGATATTCGTTAAGTTGTGTATTGTACACAACATTCGTCCTCATTTGTGATGTGGAGCCTTCAAGTCTGGCGCGGTAAGTCAAGGTAAGAGTAAAAGTTCCGAGTTGAGATATTGAAAAATCATGATCTGTCAAAGTAAGAAAAAGAGTTGTTTTCTGTGCTTTTATTTTACTGGCAACAGAAGCTTTTGAGTTTGCATTCCAGGCAACAACAGCCTTAATTTCATAAAGAGAAGAATGATAAAGATCTTCTTTGCCGGCATCATGTTTGGGAGAGCTGGGCCCATAGCCGAGCAAATCAAGAAGACTATAACTTATAGATTCTGCCGAATTCGGCAGAAGACTAGATCTTTCGGGTCTGTCGGGATAATAAAGATACTCATGCGTTCTAGATAGTTGATTAAAGTTCTGAAACTCTAAAACCAAGGTGGCTTCGATGTCGTTCCTTACTGTTTCTGGATTCCCTCCTTTGTATGTCCAGGAAAAACTTTGGACACCATATCCAGTTTGAGGCCGGCCTTTAAATTTTTCTTTGAGGCCGCCTTTGATCTCATTCTTGTTGTCGGTTTTTCTTTGATATTGAACTGATTTTCCTGCTCTATATTTTTCGATGTCATCTTTTGCCATCTTCTCGAATATTAAAGGAATATCGGCCAGATGTGTATATTCGACAGTTCCATCATTTTGTTTTTTTTCAGTATATAGGACCTTGTAGATGTCCAAGCTCCAAAGCATATGTGCGCGGTCGAAAGTGTTGATATTAACAAAATCAGAATTATCTCCCGACATATAAAGTTTGTTTAAAAAATCGCCAGTATCTCCTTTCTTTGTCGAAAATGTAGTCAAATATCGATACGGCTTTATAGTTTGCAATGGGCCTGGGCCGCTTATACCGGCGGCGGGGTAGTTGATTATGGGATGTAACAACCTAGACAACAGGCATTGTTGAGACCACCGATAAGCCTCTTTTGCGCCTGTAGCTGTAACCTCATACGCCGCGCCAAGGTTGGATGTATATTCGCTCGAAACATCTTTTGAGATATTCTCTTCTAATTGACTCTGTTGTCCTGCTGAACCCGACATGGTGCCTACCTACGAAAAAGAGTTAAAGCCCTACTCAAGGGGAGAGGGATCGCCAAGGAATCCCCGATATTAACATGTGCATCTGTTGGTTTTTGATTATACCACGCGATCAGCCACCAGAGGCCTCCATCTCCATAATATTTAGACGCCAATTTCCAATAGCGGTCGCTCGTCGTCCACACATGATGCTCATTAACCAAAGAATATCTGTCGGCCAAAGATATGGGAGAAAATTTTGGAGTTCGCAAGTGCTCTATTTGTTTCACATTTCGCGACTCGAATAACTCTTCATATGCCTCATTTGAGTTAGACTTTGTTGATCTGCCGTTATTTCTAATTCCCATGAAAATATCCTCCTTTCATCTTATTGTTGAGCGTCTGGTTCAGCTGACCAAGGAAAGGATTTAGCAGTGATCGACCATTTTGCCGGTGAGCCGCTCCATCCAAAGTTTTTTGAGTCATCTAACAGGACAGTGTAAGATAAAGTTATTTTTATACTCTTCGGGTATGGCTTGTTTCCATCATATATAAAGCCATCTTCCGGAAGAACAGTGAAATTAAAGTTCGTAGGAAAGCCGGCCAGGAGAGAATCACGGGTGTTAGATGCCGCGGCTTCTACATCTTCGGAGTGTATCAAATTCATCAAGCCCAAATGCCATATAGGGTTTCCGCCCGTCACCTTTCCGTCGACATCAGTCTCAGGATACATCATCTGCACCATTTTGGAACAATTGGCCAAGTTTAGTTTGGCTTCGGCTAAATCCCATGCCGCCAAACTCCATCCTAAAGAAATCTTTCTTGTAACGCCAGACCAAGTGAGGGACCTATTTATTCTCCTAGGAAGTTGAACTTCTTCCCAGTCATTAGAAATAGTTTCGCTGTATGCCAAATCCAGTGGCTTAAACTCTACAGAGCTTTCGGACCATTCATGGTAAAAAATTAGTTTCTGCTGCTTCGAATCAAATAAATGCTTTGTACCATCATTTCCTGCCATTTTCCCTCTTATCTCCCGTCTTCTATGTTGCTCTGTTAATCTTTGTCATTATGTCGTGCGCGATGACTTTTCCATCAAGCTTTGATGTCAACGCTATGTTGTTCTGAATTACTGGGCTGGCCGCGGCTTGACCGGTTGCGGCCGACATTAGCGCGATATGCTCTCGCGTTATACTTCCAGCTTGCGCAACCGCCATAAAATTCTTGGCTTCACCCATTACTGCCTTAAGTCTCACAACTTTCTCGCCTGGAATTGCCTTAACGCTCTGTGCAAAGCGAGCCATCTCTGGCGTTGCCAGCTTGGCGCCCCTTGCGGCGCCATGGAGGCTGCCGGCGAACTGGCTAGTCAGGCCAGCGGCGCGGGCCATTCCTCCATTCTCCGCAAAAATAGGAGGAGAATGTTGTTCATGAAACATAGTGAAGGCAAGAACCCCAAGAACAGCAACGAGGGGGCCCGCTGCTAAAGATGCAACTTTCATGCCGCTTGCTATTCTTCCCAATCCAAGTTGGGCTGCCGTGGCGGCGGCGTTAAGTCCTAGTACTGCTGTCTTGACGCCGAGAATCACGCCAATAACGGGGCCCATGATTGCTGGCATCTCTGCTATCTTCGAGATAAAGACCTTGAAGCTTTGAAGAAGAGGCAGCATATCTTGTGCGAGGGCACGAAGTACCTGTTGCAGTTCCGCCTCAACTGTTTTAAATTCTTTATTTTGTTCAGCCAACTTCTCTATCTCATAGGCGTTCCTGTGAACTGAATCCCCTACTAAATCGAATCTTCCCCTCATGATCAGCGCCAATTCATTAACATCTGATAAGCCCATAGCTTCTTGCACAGCTTTTCTCTCGTAATACGCCATTGACTCGAAACTTAGGCCTGCTTCTCTTGTTGCGGTGGCGAGCATCCTCATCCTATCTGTTGGGTCCGTTGTTTGAATCATCCTCATTACGCTCAGATAAGGGCCGCCAAGTACCGCATTAAGATGGCCAACACTATCTGCCGCAGTGGAAAACGTGTCAAACTTCGAAGCAATAGAAACCATGCTAGAAATTTCCATCCCAGTCGATTTGGCTGCAGCTTGGAGTCTTTTAAATACGGTTGTGGCTCTCGAACCATGTACGACCAGCTGGGGCGCCAGATTGCTAAAGTCTTCCATCATTTTATTTGTTGATACCCCCATTTGTTGCGCGAGGGCAAACAATTCACGGGTGGTGGCAGCGGCTTGTGAGCCACTATATCCCATGCTCCTAGTCAAAATTTCCATATTCTGCGCAGAAGTGGACGCATCAACTCCCATCGTCTGAAGGAGTGCAGTTGTATCTTTGATAGCATCTTGTGACCGAGGCGACATCAGAGTGAAGCCGCTCATAGAAGAATAAAGAGAGCCCATAACATTAGCTGCGTCCTCTGAGGTCAGTCCTAAATTATAAAAAGCGCTTTCAAGCTTGGGAATTTCTTGCGTAAACGCGATAGAGGCGCCGGCGGCGCTCTTAAAAGAGACCATAACAGAATCTAAGCCTTTTGCTAGTGAAAAGGTCTGGTGTACCACTCCGGCGAAACCTGCACTGGCGAGTTCTGTGGCTTTCATGGCCGCCGATCCCCAGGAATCCATCTTTCCAGCTGTGGTGTTGGCCGATTTGGCCATTTTTTGAAGCTCTGCGTCAAAATCCTTACCGCCGGCTACAGCGGCCGCGAATGTGGCAGGTATTGAGGTGCCCCATGTGCTTGTTATGCCCCACATCCCCTTAACCTTTTTGGACATGATATCGGCAATACTGCTAAGTTCACTAAGGTCCTGCGCTAAAAGCTTGGAGGTTTCCCTTAGGGCTCGTAATTTATCAGCGCCTTGGCCGGTGGCCCTGATTAAATCGATCTCTGCATCAACAAGCTCTTTGGCTGCGCGTTTTGCTTCGTCTGTTTCCCTTGCTAAAGTCGTGTAAGCATTGGCCGCCAGTATCGCTGCCTCGCGGTTTTGCATATTTAGAGCCTCAAGCTCTATCAGTGCCGCTGCTCTCGCCTCGTGAGCGCGCTTTTCAGCTGCATTTGTTGCGGCGGTGCCGCCTGCGGCGCCGCTACCGCCTGCGCTTCCGCCTCCGCTTCCGGGTGATGACATCTCTTACTCCCTCCCTACTTGAAAGGCCACTTTATGCCGGTTATTCTTTCGAAAGCATTAGTTGCCTTCTTTAATTTGGACTTGTCTTTATAAGTCCTAGGATCTTCTAAGCCATATTTTCTGGCTGTATCAATATATTTCTTCTCTTTGCCAATTGCCTTTGCAAAAGCAGTAACCTCTCTTGGGTTACCCTTGACAGAAACAGGTATAGATGCTCCGCCAAACATTCTAGTCATTATCGTCTCGATTTGATGACCAAACATAGCAAGAAAACTTTCATCCAAGCGATTTTCCTTAAGCTTATTCAAGTCTATGACGATATCCGATATTTTATCTTCTTTCAATTGCTGCATAACATGACCCTCGCTTCTAGATATAAATAGTAATCACATAGAAATAAAGCCCTAGCAACCAAACGCTTTCTTATCCCCTAGAGTTTGATGTTGCCTGATCCATGGCAGTCTTCGTTGCCTTGTTTTCAGTATCTATCTGTTCAAGTAGCCGATTAAGAAACCATCTACGGATCTGGATCGGGAGATTATACGCCTCAGAGAAGCTCCAACCTCCATAGTATTTCATTAAAAAGAATTCTTCGTAAACGCTAGATATATAGTTACTGCCTAGGCCAAAAAAAGTCCACAGTAAATGGAACCTCCAGTTCCTGCGCATGTCCACAAGAAGCGCAATAGAATTCCTGCGCCATGCTGATATCCGGTACAACCTTCTGATATATTGTCCTCAAATATCTAGAATCTCTGGCCGGCATATGGTCAACAAACTTAGAAATCATTGAAATAGAACTATCGCCATTTACAGAAATGATCATTCGTCGAAGTTGATCCGTCAGCGCTGTTTCTGGGAGTTTTTTCTTCCTGCGATTCTCTGCCATCTTTAAAAGATATTCCTCATCATTGCCGTCCATAAGATGCACGCCAACGCTAACGCCGCTTGTCGGCATGTTCAGCAAAAATGTACCGTTTTCTGAGCGCTCTATTTCGAATCTTGCAAAATCTTCTTCACTGGCGGAATAAACAGTACACTCACCCAAGTCAAAAGTCTGCTCAACTGTTTTTGAGCAAGACGGACAAACCACATTCGTATGGTATTCGGGCCCATATCCAGTTATTCTAGCTCCAAGAACAAGGGCATTTTTATCTCCAACCAACAAGCTATTAATATTGATGGTTTTGTCGACGAGTACGCTTTGCAGCAGCCTATCGATAGCTATTCCCTTCTTGATAAGGGTTGCTGACGCTAATATATCCTCATCTTTTGCCGTCATATGGCGTATTTCAACCTCCGATTCCCCACAGAGAGGATGACCTTCTGGGTAGTACCTACCGGCTGAAGGGAGTTCTACAAACTCTGTTGGAGTGGAGAAAGAAAAAGAACCACCAACTTGTGATTCTCTTATCTGAGGAGGCACATCATCTTCAATGCTCTTCGTCCCCAGACGATCTTCGTTATTTCTCAATTTTCACCTCTAATTATAATTAACTTGCTTTTTAAAAAATGGGATCGCTGTTACCGGCCGCCAATGAGCCGCCAGAATTGGTAGTCTCGCCATGTTTAGTTAGGGTTGCCCAGTCATATCTTATTTCCAATGTTGCCTCTGACAGTGAGTCTCCGGAATAGTCTAATCCAGAAAGAGTAACACTCTTTATCCATGGATTATTAAGAGTCCACTCCTCCAACTCGGCGCCGTCTGCATCTACCTGTTTAATTGTAATAGTCCCTATAGATGTAATGGACTTGGATTTAGAAAGAGTACCCAAGTCGTTGGCGCTGTCTGGGATGTCGTATCCTGCTAGCCTGATTGCCTGCATCAGTGTTGCAGTAGCATCCGGCTGGACGGGATCAACAAGAGTCACAGAAATAGTGTTCCAAGAAACGCGTCCTGGGTAATAGAAAGTGTGGTTCAGATAGTTGTGTGAAGCCTCGCTGATGGAGAGACTTGGCTTATCAACGCTCTTCACAAAAAAGGAACATCCAGATGTACTCAAGCCAGTAAATGACGCGACAAATCTATATTGCCTTTTTGGGTCCATCTGCTGACCCTGTGTCCAAAATGTTTCTCCCATGTGCTAAGTTCTCCTATGATATGCCTTTTCTAATAAATAGTAGCGAAGAGTGAAAAACCCCTCGCTTATTTGTCTAATCCGCGAAAGAAGCTCCTGTTGATGCTATGATGAAATCAAGAGCGATGTATTCAATTGCTCTTTGTGGCTTGAGATATATTTGAGCATACATGATATTATTGTCTATCTCGTGTGCCGTGGTTGTAGTCTCATCAAGGACAACCCTATAGTCGGACAAGCCATAGCGTGCCTGAATGTCAGAGAGGAAAGGATTAACTTCTCCTGTGAACCTAGCCCATGTGACTGAGTTGTTCTGGTCGAACAATATTGTCGCGGCGATCCTAGAAACCTCTTTCTTGATATATATCATAAGCCTACGAACATTGATGCGATCTAAAGCAGAGCCAGCAGCGCCGACGCCCCCTCCTTCCCAGAGAGTCTTCTGTCCGTAGACGACGATGCCCTCGGATGGGAATTTTGCAATTGGATTAATGTCATGATCATACAACTTGTCTCTGTCTGAGGATGTCACTCTTTCTACAACATCCGTTACTGTGAGGCCTGCGCCGCCTGATTTTAGGCCGCCGCGGTTGAAACCAGCTGGAGCGTACCAAAGCTCAGATAGTGCTTCGGAATTCCCGAATGTGCCAAGCGCTATGACAGAAGGCGGAACATACAACAACCTACTTGTTTTTGGATCCTCAACCTGTACCCATGGATAATAGGCGCAGGCATAGCTAGTATCGATAGTCCTGGCCGCTTTATTGGATGTGGTGGTGGACACTGAACCCAAACGGTCCGAGAAAGTATCCTTGTTTTCCGTCGACGGCACATAGCCGCCGTCCAAATCGATGATGGCCAGCGCATCTGCTCTGGTTTCGCACGTAGAAATCATCTTGTTAGTAATGTCGTTCTGAGTAATACCTGGTATCGTCATAAGGTTGTATTCCAAAACTTCTGCATCGGCAATCGAATCTAGCGCCTTATCAATACTATTGTAAGAATAGCTAGTAAGGTTTGTTGGAGATGACCACTGAGAATTCCTGAAAGGCTCTTTCTCTGTGATGTCAAGTCCATCGTGTCCGCCGTACATAGGTGCCCAGAACTGTCGTAGCCCCTCGTCGAGCACCATGGCATAATCATCATTAACAGCGCTAATAGAGGTTCCTGCTGCTCTAGAGCCAGATAGGTCATAGAACGGACCAACTCCGGAAGCCCCTGAAAGGTTATCAAGCGAGAATACCCACTGATACTCTGTACCAGCTGGCGCGCCGGTGAGGGTGTCAAATCTACCCCTTGCAGTGCTGCCGAACGGCAAGCCGATATTGTATTCGCCATATCCTTGATCGGGGGAAGGGGAAGCGGCTGAAATGCGATGGTCTACTCCAAAATAGGCAGCTGCTCCCAGTCCCGAAAAGCCCTCATCAGAGTTTCCCCTGACTGCAGTGGCCGGGAAGACCCAAGAGCCGGAGAAGTCGGGTCCGCTGGAGGCTCTTAGGAAGATGGCGCCGCTAGTATGACTAGCGTGGTGTTGCGCAATATTTCCCGTGCCCCAAAGGACATAACCATTTGTCGGGGTGCCGGCGAGAACTGTGGCAGTCGTTGTTTGTCCTTGCAAATTACTGGTTCTGGACCAGTCGCCGCCAGAGAAATTACCAAATGTAGCGTCTGTGCCTTTGGCGGTGGGTGTTATAGTGGTATTTCCTGCGGCACCTGCTACATCTTGTGTAAGTGTTACTACCGCATCTGCGCTTGTAGCTGTTATAGTAGCTGCACAAGTGCTAGTTGCGTCATTTATAGCGGCGGCAATCTTTACAGCAGCAGCGTTGTTGCCTGCGGATCCGCCAGCAGCTGCTGCTCCTGCCAACCCTACTTTATTATCAGCAACTAAATCATCGCCCGTTTCAATAGTAAATGTATGTGCAGTTCCTGCGGTATCTGTTATAATAAATGTCTGCTCATCGGTAAAATGAGTTACTTCGTCTACTGTTATCGTTGCGGTTGCTGCGACGACCCCGGGGTCGTCGCTGGCAAACCAAGAAAACCCTACAGATCTGATTGGGCCGGTTACGCCAAACGGCACAGCGCTTTGGTTAAAAGAAATCTTATCATTCATCTCAATGCGAACATATTGGGACTTATTCCCATATACGACATCTGCATCGTCGGGACCTTCGGCTGTATGCTTCTTGTTGGCATAACTCCAAGTATAAAGCTTGTTCCCTATCTTTTTCTCAACATAATCTTTGGAATTCTTATTAAGCGTACACCCAGTAAATCTCTCCAAGGCGGTCGAATCAACAGTAGTCGACTTTGCATCAGCAGGGTATACTGCCACGGTGAAAGTACCCCATGAAGTAGAGGTTGTTGCCGCCCGTATGTCCTCAATGGCGATTTTAATGTTTGAGTTTGGCCATGCGCCGTAATCTAGAGCGTGGAACTTAAACAGTCTCTGCGGCCCTGAAGACTCGGCGATAAATGACCCTGTTGGGCCAAAATCTTGTGAAAAGAACCAGCCTGTTTGTGAGTTCGTAGCCGGGGCTTTTCGATCATGATATCCGGCTGCAGATGCACTCATTAGGGGGAGGATCATTCCCCATTGCTCTCCGGCGCCGCCGGTGCAATAGGTTTGAGTCGCCCTTTCAAATGTCTCGCCAAGCCAATATTTGTGCTCATAGTCGGAGAGAGACGAAGTATCTGTAATTTCTGTGTTTGTCATGGCAGGAGAAGTGTTGAACATGTTTCTTGACCAGCTTGTCGCAGAACTGTCACCAAAATTTGCACTTCCGAATTCCTTAGCTAGGGTCTTGCCATTCCATAAACTGAGCTTGAACACATTTGCTGCTGTACTACCATAAGACTTAATAAGGCAGCCGGCAGCGCTTACTTGGTTGCCATCAACATCAGCACCCGATAAAGTAAGAACGGATCCGCTGTCGACATACCATATGGCGGACAGCGTACCGGTGTTGTGTGAGGTCGCAGAGCCAGAATCAATAATAAAGAGCCCAAAAGCACCGCCGTTGGTGTTGTTGGTGCTCGATGAGACGGGATCCTTAGTTGTAGTCCACCCTGCTAGGCCGGATGTGCCGGCGGAAGAGTGCTCCTCACCGAGAAGACGGACAATAGTTGCCGGAGCGGTGCCTGCATTCAGCCATGCTTTTGCGGCATATGAGGCGTATGTCGGGCCGTCCGGGATACCAGCTCTCCACTTATCGGTGGTGGTGTCCTCACCTGGGACGGGATCTCCAAAAATATTAATAAACTCAGAATAAGAATTAACTTGGACCGGTATCATGCCCGGCCCCTTTGATGTTCTTCCTATAATAACGGGCCCGATGATTGGAGGAGCCTCAAAGGTGAGAGACTCGTCTATTTCACTAAGAAATATTCCAGGCGAGATGAATGTAAATTTGGATGCTGACATTTAGCTGTCTCCTTAAGTATAACTGCACTCTTTATGCTTTTCTCTTTAATAAATAGTATTTTGTTTTCCGAAAGCCACAACAAGATTGGATAATGCCCAATTAAGTTTAGAGGGGGCGCAATGAATAACTGCACTTATTGGCGCCTATAATCTTGTTAGTCGATTGCATAGTTTATTGTTGCCTCATGTATTGCGGGTCCTTCTTCGCCAGTCTCTTCTGTTGAGTTCCAGAAGAGACTGTTGTCAGTCTCGCCACCACCCTCAGAATCGACACCAGTTGATGTAGCGGCCCCCTCTGCGGCTGCCTCTCCGGAATCAGCGTCTGGATTTAAATATGGATTATCTGGCTCGCTTGGGTCTTCAATCGCCATCGATGGCTCGGAAAGTGACGCGGGTTCAGTTAGTTGAATTACAGTTACCGCCCCTTCTCGGATTGCAATCTTTGGCCTTTCTTCGTTACTATCAGATCCCAATATGTATCCTAGGATTTTTGCATCTATAGATGTCTCATATATTCTTTCATCCTGTCCCATACCTGTGACATTGTTTGCTTGGCCGAAGGATCCCTGTATAAATCCTTCAAATTTATGGCCATCATGTCCAATAAAAAAGTTATCAATCTGTCCTGTTCTGGCGATAAAAGGCGTTAATATTTCATTAACTTGCTGTTGATATTGTGCCTTTATGCTGATCCTATACATCAAAGTTATGTATGTTGGAACCGGCATTGTTATTGTCTCATATACAGTCAAATCCTTGCTGGATGGGAAGTTATAGTCCCTATTTTTATCGAACGAATGAGCGCTTTTAAATTCTGATGTCTTCATCTGCCCTATTCTTCTTGCTACGGTAAGGGCGCCGCCTCGTGGATCGTTTTCGTTTGGTATGTGTGCCCACGCAATACCTTTAAAATTTGAATCTTTTGCAACTGACTCCCTGGAGACCACTATCATAGGAAGCTTAAGTACGCCGCTTGAATCTCGAAGATCCTTGTTGTCCTTTATCTGGTGGGATCTTTCTGTTCCCGCCCATATCACTGGAACTTTTTTCCAGCCTTTATTGGTTGTCGCGAAGATGTCCAATTTTTCATCGAGCCACTTAAATAGCGCGTGGTCTATTGTCTCAAGCGTAGATGGCATGAGATCGATCTCTTTCAATATTGCTGGTGGTGACACTCTAGCTGGCATCAAACAGTCCCTCCCTTGCTCTGCTGCACTTGGCCGTAATTTCAAGCTTGTGATCCGTTTGCCCGAAAAGCTGTCTAGGTTCGGACAGCGACATTATCTCATAATATATATCTCCGTATAACACGAAATCACCCTCTCTCACATAAAGATCTTGATCCTCCGTGAGTCTTCTTTTGTGAAAATGAATTGATATCGAAGACATTTTATCTAACCCAATCGCTTCATTGTTTACGGTCTCAATGCCCTCCCAAGATACAAGAGCATAAACTCTCACAGGAGGAAGGAATGTTTTTTCTATAGCTTCGCCATAAAGTTCATGATAGTTTGTTGCCGCTACATCAATTGGATAATAAACCACAGTTTGTCCAATGACACTCTCAATAAGCTCATCATTAACCTGCTTAACAAGGTCTCTTTCTTTCTTGCCCAAAAACAGCGGCGGGGGAGGTGCTGATGGTTGGCTCCATTCATTGCTCATGTCTCACCTCCTATCCTTGATAAATTAATAACGGTATATCTTCAAGAACTTGACTGGTTGCGGCTACCATTGCAGCATCTTTCTCCGCAAGTGCTCGGTATGTCATTTCATCAAGTATTGTTTTTAACTCTTCCTTAAGCGCCTGCATTTCACTATTGGACATGTTAGACAAATCGGCAGCGTTTAGCGTTACTGCTTCGCCCGGAATCGGTATTGATCCAAATTTTCCCCTAACTTGCGACAACATTCCCATCGCAAGAGCCAAAGCGTATCGACGAATCCAATGTTTCCCTATGGCATTAATATTTTGATAAGGGATATTATCAAAAGGCAAAGTGTTAACATTATTTATGCCGTCCACACCAAACTTTCTATCACTATCTTCGGTCCAGCCATCCTTCTCAACAGTAAACTGAACCCACATATAGCCAGGAAAAGTTCCATCAGGAACAGGAAAAACCCTAAGCTTGTTGTTATAAAGTTCATAAGAATAGTGAGACAACCTTGTCCACATGTGATCCTCGTAGGCCATGGCTTGAAGTTTATTGTGCCAAGCTGGGATTATCTCAAATGTTGTATCATCCGAGAATTGACCATAGTAGTTTAGGTTTCCAACAACATTGAGGCCACCATAGTATCCATAAAAACGCCACACAGAAGCAGGAGTCCTGTAAAAAACCCTTCTAATGGTCACCTTCTTGTTGCCAACCATGCCAGCGAAATCTGGGGTGTCTCCTGTTGCCGGGTCAGTTCCTCCGGATTTTGCAGAACTCGATATAATTGTTTGTAAATCATAATCCTGCTGACTTGTTGTTAAAGAAAATGATGCTGAATACATGGTGGTGGCGCCACCTACGCCTGCCTCCTTAGACATCCCATCCCCTATTCTCTTGGCATATCTAAATTCAAAGCGAGGATAAGAAAGATTAACTGCCGATCCACTGGCATCTCCTCCCGTCATTTGACCATTGTGATCAAAAGTGCCGGTTGACATACCGAGAAGATCGGAAAGAACATTCTTGGCCTGATGGATATTAATCTGATAGGAATATTCTAGAACAGCTTCTTCGTATGCCGAATATACATTTCCAACAGTAAGTTCTATATCTAGTACATCGCCACCCAACTTCTTATAGGTGTAAGCCACTTGATCTGCGGCGCCGCTGATGAAATTAGTATCATACAGAGCCGAATCAGTATCAACATACATGCCAAGTGCATAATTGCTAGTATTTCCAGCGCCATTTCCAGTTGCAGTTACGCTTCCTGTCGATGTCAGAACAACAGTGCTGGTTTGGCTAGTTGGTGTTAAAGTTGGTACAGCCATTCACAGAGTTCTCCTTGCTTCTATTCAGTAGTAAGTAGTTTACTCTACTGTCTTTTTACGGCCGAAACTTTTCTTTGGAGCAGGCGCCTTCTTAGCAGGAGCCTTCTTAGCAGGCGCCTTCTTAGCAGGAGCCTTCTTTTCCACAACTGGTGCTGCTTCCTCGGCTACGGTTGCAGCCTGTGCTGCCTTCATCTTCAAAAGTCTTCTTTTTCTTGGGTTCATTATAAACTCCTCCTTGTTCTCAATAAATAGTCTATCGGCCCTTTAACTCACCAA